AAGACCGAGAAGGTGTGGGTCGACAAGAACGATCCGACCAAGCTGACCGACGACCACGACATCAACGGCGTGCAGGCCTACCGCGTCACGATGCAGACGCAGCACACGGAGTTCCACGACACGCAGGCCGAGGCCAGCCGCAACGAGGATATCCTCAAGGAGGCAGGCCTCACCAAGGTCTCCTCGACCATCCGCGACGAAGCGCACAGGACGTCGCCGGGCATGGAGGGCGCGCTCGGGAGCGTGATCCGATCCCTTGAGCGCAACGAGAGCTACAACAAGCTGGACGACACCCAGAAGAAGGCTGTGAAGCAGTCGCTGATGGACGCCAGCGTGAGCGCCATGGGCTCGACCAACATCAAGAGCTCGATGGCCCACCGGCGCAATGTCGCCGGCATGTCGCGCGACCTCGGGCGTGTCACCGCCGACTACGCGAGGATGACCGCGAACTATCTCTCGGGCCTCAGGTTCGGACCCAAGATTGCAGCGGCGTTCGGCGAGATGCGCGCCCACATCGACGCCAACAAGTACGACGGCGACCGGCTGAAGCGTGAAGAGATCTACAACGAGCTGCACAGCCGGGTCTACGGGGCCGCTGGTGCGTTGGCTGACCGCGCGCCCAATCCTGTCACCCGGAAGCTTCTCCAGGTCTCACGCCTCGCGCGCCTCGCTGGCGTGAGCTTCCACGTGATCAACTCGATGGAGCCGATCACGACCTCTCTGCCGATGATCGGCGGGCGTCATGGTTTCGCACAAGCGACCAAGGCCATCGTCGAGAGCTACAATCTCATCGGCGGGATGGGTGCGATCAAGGCCGGCCTGAAGGACACGGTCAAGGCGTTCACCAACGATCACGGCTTCACCGACTACGTCGGGATGTTCAAGGACAACATCGCGAAGTCGAACACCATGGGCGGTGCGATGTCCAAGTTCCTGATGGAGACGCTGGATTACGCCAATGAACGAAATCTATGGGGCAACGACGCGGTCTTCGAAGTCGGACAGACGGCCGATCCCAGCGGCAATCTTGCGTCTCGCGCTCTTGATCGTGCTGACCGTATGGCTAATCAGGTTGGTGCGGCGGTCGAAGGCAACAACCGCGCGGTAACGCTGCTCGCTGCGGCCCGCCTTGAGCTCAAGAAGAACGGTGGCAACGCCGAAGCCGCCAAGGCCTACGCCTATAAGATGGCGGTCGAGACCATGGGCGACTACAGCGCCTGGAACGCCTCGCCGATCTTCAACTCGGGCGCCGGCAAGATGGTGCTTCAGTTCAAGAAGTTCGCGCAGAAATCCTACTACATGCTGGGCAAGAGCATGGTCGGGGCGATCCACGGCGACAAGGAGGCCGCGAAACAATTCGTTGGTCTCATGATGACGCACGCCTTGGTCGCCGGCGCGCTGGGCCTGCCCGGCCTCGAGCCGTTCAAAGTGGCCATGATGGTCTCCAATGCCTTCGGGATCAGCGGGTATGACCCCGGCGACTTCGACAACGACGTCCGCCATCTCGCGGCTCGCGTGTTCGGCGCGAAGGGCGGCGAGATGGCCTCACACGGGATCTTCCGCGGCCTCGGCGTCGAAGTCTCGAACCGCCTGGGCTGGGATAACCTCCTGACGTATGGCAACCCGAAGTCTAACAAGCCCAACGACGTCAAGGCGTGGCTCTGGGACACCTTGGCCGGCGCACCGGCGGGCTACCTCCTCGACCAGATCAAGACCGCGCAGTCGCTGATGAAGGGCGACGTTGCCGGCGCGATCGCCACGGCCTCACCGATCCGTGCCGTCTCCGACCTGGCGAAGGCCTACTCGGGCGCGGCGGGACCGAAGCTGGGCAAGACGGGCATCGAGCAGCACAAGGCGCTCACGCCTTACCAGACCGGAGTACGGGCCTTGGGCTTCACCCCAGCGGTCACCGCGGAAGATGGCGCGATGCGCGGCGCGGTCGCCAGCGATACCAAGAAGCTCACCGAAGAGCGCAGCGCCCTCGTGAACGGCTGGGTCAACGCCAAGCCGGGCACCAAGGGCACTGCCTGGAGCGCCGTTCAGAAGTGGAACGCCGGCCAGCCGAAGGAGGCTCAGGTCCAGATGAAGGATCTCACCAACGCCGCCAAGCGCCGCACGAAGTCGGAAGCAGACGGCACGACGATCAACGGCATCCACGTCTCGAAGCGGACCAAGGCGATCTACAACTCCGCCGCCGCAACCTATAACCCGTAACCCGAGAAAGTAACTCCGATGGCCAAAGCGAAAAAGAAATCCTTCACCGCGCCCAACGACAAGAAGCAGGCGGCGATCCTGAAGCGCGGCCCCGGCGCCGGACCGAAGAACCCGCAGAACTACAAGAAGGGTGGCAAAAAGTAATGGCTTCCGGACAGCGGGACCCGAGCTCCCACCGAACGCCGGCCCAGATCACCAAGCAGGTGAAGGGCTACAACGCGCGCCCCGAGAATGTGAAGAAGCGCACCCAGCGCAACTCCGCCCGCGCCATCGTCCGGAAGGACCTCGGCGCGGCGGCGATCAAGGGGAAGGACGTCCACCACAAGCACCCTGTCAGGTCCGGCGGCAGCAATGCCCGCTCGAACCTTGGGGTGGCGTCGCAGGCCAAGAACCGCGCCTGGAACAAGAAGTCCTAGAAGCAGTCGGTGGTCGAGCCGCCGTAGGCCTTGGGAGTTGTGTCGCACAGGACCGGCGCCCGCGGTGCAGGCGCGCTACGGCGCACTGGCTGGATATCTTCCTCCAGCCCCATTGGCATGGTCGGCCGCATCGCGACCTGCTCGTGCCTCACCGCCGCGAGGGCCGCGTCGAGCTCGGCCTGAGTGCTGACCCCACAGTTGTCACGTTGGGCAATGAGGATAGCGGCCACGGACCAAAATCGTTTCTGGGCTCCCGTGATACCGCGGGCGTAGGTCGAAGCCTTCATCTCCTGAAGGTGCTTGCAGGTCTCCTCCGACCAGCGCTCCCCGGCGCTTGCCGCCCCAACCATCAAACCATAACACCACAAAACCATGACCAGCTTTTTCATGGCCGCGACTCGTAGGCTAAATGATACCCCGGCGCAACCCCGCAATGGTGTTATGGGTTAGGTTCGACAGTAGTACGAAGGTCCACGACCCTATCTGTGGCGTCGCACCAGAGGCCCAGGCGTCGTATGAACCGCTCCGCCGCGATGCCCTTCGTGGGGGCGTATGTATGGGCTTCTGGTGCGGCGCCGGGCCGCAGGCACAGGTACCCCCCAGACGGGAGTTTGTTTATGAACTCCCCGCCCAACAGCATGGCCGTGGCTATCTTCTCGTCGCTGGTCATGAGGTGACCGCCTTCAGCTTCACAGCCTCTTTGGGTCCGAAATCCTCCAAGGTGTTGTTGGAGCCCTCGAGCATGTACATCTCGAAATAGGTGGTCATCGACCATAGGGTTGGGCAGAGGCCTTCCCGCTCCCCACACCCATGCATCACCTTGGCCGCCATCTTGCAGGCCTGCCAGCGGTACCACCAACCGAACAATCTGTAGCTCATGACCCTCGCCCCTTCCTCAGCAGCGCCATCGTCTTGATCAGGGTGCGGCGCTCGCCCACAACCTGATGCCCCAGCCGGGCCTTGGCCCGCACGGTTCGCATCTCGTGCAGCAGATAGGTCCGCTGCCACTCGTAATCGGTTTCGGCAACTTCGGTGCCAGTTACGTCCGGACTTTCGATCATTTTTGGTTTCCACTCGGTCTGAAAAGGCTAGTGATTTCAACAACCATGGTACCGACTGGTTTCCAAAATTGCTGAGCAACTACAACGACTCTCCCCCGCCTGGGAGACTAGGGGTCGGAGGTTCAAATCCTCTCGCTCCGACCATTTACTCCAACTGAAACAACTACTTAGGGTTTGATACTTTTTGGAAACCTTCGGCGGTTTCCAAACGGTTTCCAAATTTGTTCGCCCTAAGTTCCTCTTCGGCTACATGAGGGTTTCACCAAGGCTACAAGAATGCTTGGTTGTTCCCGATATGGAGCCTATGTCGTTCTCCGTACTTTTAAGCGGTGCGCTTCCCAAAGCTCGACGCCAGCGGCAGCCAAGGCGCTGCTCGGCGCCACGTACTTACGGATGATCTTGGCGGCGCTGTCCTCGGTCCACCCCATGAGCGTGGCGATCATCGGGATCGTCGCGCCGGCGGCGGCCAGCTGCGTCGCAGCGGTGCCCCGGAGATCGTGAAAGTTTAAGTCGCCGGCCCCGGCCTTGTCGGCTATGTCGCGCCAGCAGTCGTTGAAGTGGCGCTTCTTGAAGCCGCGCCCGGTCACCGTGGTCAGGATCAGCGGGCTCGTCCGCGGTAACCCATCGAGGTAACCCCTGAGCTCGAGCGGGCAGGGCATGTCGATCGGCTTCTTGGTCTTGCTCTGTCTGAGCCGGATATTCGTGCCGTCGTAGGCGCTCCAGGGAAGCTCCCTGATGTCCTTCTGTCGCTGCCCGGTATTGCGAGCCAGATACATCGCCGTCCGCATGGGCGAGTCCGCCAGCTCCAGGAACCTACCCACAACACCATCAGGCCAGACCATCTCCGAGCGGTCGCTCTTGTAGAGCCGCTTGAAGGTGTCCAGCACGTTGAGGTCGATCTTCGATCGTTCCTTGGCGTAGGAGAGAACCCTGGCCAGCGCCGCAAGAAGATTGTCGGCCGACCGCGGCGACTTCTTGGCCACCTCCTCCTGCCACGTCAGGGCGTCCGCGCGGAAGGCCTTGTCCTGGGTCGCCTCGATCGGCAGCGATCCCCACTTGGCCCCAATGGCTCGCAGCTTCCAGACGTAGGCTTCACGCGTGGCGTCGCTGAGGCCCTTGAAGGTCTCCGACGTGTCGAACAGCCGGATCAGATCCGTGAGCGTGCCGGATGACCTCGTCCGCATGGCGCGCTCGGCGTCGGCGAAGGACGTGATTAGATTAAGGGGGTCTAATCTCTTCATGGTCGCGCGGTGATAGAAGTGCTCCCGGATTGACCCGTCCGCCTGAACCTTCTTCACCCGCTTGACGCCCTTGAGCTTAAGGGGTTTGGGCTTTGCTCGCTTCATCAGCTTTCCAGCGCTGGTAAGGGGTGAGCTGGTCCGATGGTGTTATGGTTAGGCCCGAGGCGCGGTCCAGCGCGGCGTCGAGAGCTTTGCGGTCCCAGCGGGTGGTGCCTGGGACCGCGCCGGGGATGATACCCTTCATGCGCCACTCGTCAAAGGTTCTGATGGTGGCGCAGGCGCAGTACTCAGCGGCCTGGGCCTTGGTGAGCATGCGGGGCGTCACGCCACCCTCCATATACGGATGCCCTTGGAGTTCACGGCGGTGCGCCACTCGGACTCTGGGGCGTGCGCGCGCCGGTACTTCTTCACGGCCCAGCGCACCCTATCGGCGGTTGTCGTGAGGGCAGCCATCGACGATGGCACGAGGAAGCTCTCGCCGGCGGCGAGGCGCTCGAAGCCATACCTTGCGTTCTTCTGGGGCTCTACCGGCGGTGGGATATCGCGTTCGATCTCAAACATCAGGCCTCGTCGATAAAGTTGGCGTGGGGGGAGTTCGCTAGGTTGATCTCGGTCAGGTATTCCTGAATACCGCAGTAGTTCGTGCCGCTCCCGATGCGCGCCCTGAACGTGGTGGCACCGAAAGTCTTCTCCAGCGACTTGTTGAAGAGGTGCTTGGAGTAGCCGTTCTCGCTGAGCCAGGTTCCGAGGAACGTGCTGCTCATGCGCAGCATCTTGTCCTCCAGCCCGACGTGGACGTAGAGCGTCTCGAGACGCGACGCATCGCCGACCACCCTGATGGCGTCCTTGGCCGGCTTGCCCGCGGTGCGGTGGATCTTGTTGGTCCGCAGCGTGTGCCTCGCCCGCATTTGGTTCATGAACTGCGCCAGCACGTTCGAGACGTTGTCCGGCTTCTCCATGTCGACCGGCTGCGAAACCATGGTCGAGCGCATCGAGACGATCACGCTCACGAGGAACGCCTTGAGCGCGGGGATGTCGATCGTGGTGAACTTCAGGTCGTTAGCGTACTTCGCCCCCATCAGGAGGCTTGTGAGCATGACGCGCCAGAAGCGCTCCTCGTTCTCCAGCTTGAGCTCGAGACCCAGCGCCTTATCGAACGCCTCAACCTCGCGCTCGATGGTGGCGATGTTCTTTCCGAGGAACTTGGCGTAGGCGAGCCCCACCTGTCCGTAGTTTTCGTCCAGCCTGCCGTCGATCACGGCGGCGTCCGAGGAGTTGATCTGCCCCTTGCCACCCTTGCCCGACGGCACGGGATACTCGAACACGCGGTAGTAGCCGGCCAACGTCTGCTTGGTCTGGCCCACGACCACATCGGTGATGGAGTCGTTGGAGGCGCTGACCAGCATCGTCTGCCACTGGCCCGCTTCACGCAGCTGGCCGTTCTGCTGCGACCGGGACTTCTCGCGACCGCCGGTGAGGTCGAATACCACCTTCACGAACCGCTTGGTGTCCTCTTCGGTCTTGAGCTCGTCCCAGTAAATGGGGAGGACCCTTACCTGACCGATCTTCTGCATGACACTGTTGTGGGTGTCGCTCATGCCCTGCATCGCGGTCTTCGGGTTGCCCCAGACAGCCTGCGCGATCCGCATGGTAGTAGTCTTGCCGATGCCGCTCTCGGTCGAGTACGTGCTCAGTAGGATGCCAGGGACGTGCGTGAACTTCAGCAGCGGCGCCCCGAAGGCGCTGGCGAGGATCGCGTCCAGCGGCGGCCTACCTTGCGAGGTAATCATGTTCGCCGCGGCGATCCACGGCTCTATCTTTCCCTCGGGCCGGTACTGGCGCTCGATCACGGCGTCGGGGACGGCGCTGGTGCGCTCGCCGGTGGGCGTGTGGACGGCCCCGCCAAAGATGAAGCCCTCGGGCTTGCCACCATGGGTGCTCCACCCGAACGGCGCCGAAGAGATCACATGCGACTTGTTCTTCTGGAGGTGGGAGACCCAGCTCATAATAAAATCCTTCACCTTCTTGGCGTCGTTGTCCGAGATCGGCATGCCCTGGCCCCACAGGAGGCGCTTCAAGCCGTCCATGGTGGCGGCCTCCTTCTGCGGGATCATGATGCGGTTGGTCCGGCCGACCTCGTTCACCGTGTCGAACATCAGTGTGTAGATCGGCGACGGCTGGATCATGGGATTGGTGATCGGGTAGGTGCAGATCACGTCTTCGGTGGTCGTCCCATCGGCTTCGGTGAGGAGACGCGCAATGACCCCAGTTGGAAGTCTTTTGTACCCCATAGGGAGGTCTCCGATTGGGCCCGCCACACCGCCGACGCCACCGCTCGCAGGTACAAGCGGCGCAACAACCAGCGCAGCTTGAGGTCGAGTGGCAAGGTTAAGAGGAGATTTACCCGCACCAAAATGTGGGCATCCTTGGCATTGGGGCGCGCCCGAGCCACTAATCGTTCGGCATGAAGGCCATCCAAGACCCTTCGCCGCGCGCTCTTTTTCTTTCCGGTCAAACAGCTCGTCGGTGCTGCCGACGGTATATCCGACATGTCCAGAAGCCATGCGATGCGCTTCGTTACGTCCGTTGAGAGCGAAGGTTGAAATGAGGGTGGTGAGGTTCCATAGCGGGTTGGCATTGTTCGCACCGTTGGTGGTCATCGCGTCGAGGATGAAGCCGCACTGCGTGGCGACGCTGGGAAGATCCACGGGTGCCGAGGCGCCGCGGTCAATGCCAGCCGACAACTCGCTATCGCCCTTGATGGCGGGGCGCCGCGGCAGCACGCTGACCTCCGCGGCGGGGATCGCAACCTTGAACGGCGCTAGAGCCCGATCAAGCCGATCCACGCTGTAGCTGTCACCAGTCCGACCACCAGCAAGAGCGACAGGCCGAGGGATATCCAGCTTACGGTTAAGAGTACCCGGCACGCGCAGGATGCGCGCGCTGTCAATCGTGCAGCCGGTGTCGCATTTGAGACCGTGGACTTTAGTTGCTTCGGCGAGAGCGTAGGCGAGCGGCTGCCATTCGTCTTTTGTGAGTGCGCGGTCCAGAACCCAATATACATGAAGGCCCCCTCCAGAGGTTACAATCGCCGAGGGCTTCGGCAGGCTGGTGTCGACGAGGAACTTGGCGAGCGCGGCGGCCGCGTCCGGGACCGAAGCGTAGGAGTTTTTGTCCTCGCCCTTGGCGTCGAGATCCAAAAACAAACTCTTGAGCGCGGCGACATTTTCCTGCGAGCGGATCGGCGCCAGATATTTTGCGCCGCGCGCCGAGGTCTTCTCCAGGCACTCGTACTGCGACGACATGCAGACGTAGATGTCCTTGGTGTCCTTGCCCGACAGCGCCCACTTCACGGTGTTGGCGGCTTCCTGCGGCGAGCGGCAGGCCCGGCCAGTCCAGATCGGCTTGCCGGTGTGGGAGTTCAGCTTGGTGAGGGTCCAGTGGATGTTGACGTAAGCAGGGGGCTCGCCCTCCTGCGGCCAAGGCAAAACCTTGGCAAGGTATTCTTGCGCGTGCTGCATGCGTCCGCTTCTTGTCAGCCGAAGGTGGGCGCGGGGACGGCGGATACCGTCCCCGCGTAGGGCTTAGGCGGCTGGCGGCAGGAGGGCGTTGAGCTGGGCGTCCAGTGCATCCTCGAAGGCGGAGGACCCGATTCCCGTCGCGGGTTGCGCAACCGCCGGATCGGCGGCCACGACGGGCGCAGCCGCCGGCGCACCGCCAAACCCACCAACGATGGGAGCGGGAGCCGGAGCGGGAGCCGGAGCGGGAGCCTGAACCACGGGAGCCTGAACCACGGGAGCCGGAGCGGGAGCGGGAGCCGGAGCGGGAGCGGGAGCCGGAGCGGGAGCCGGAGCGGGAGCGGGAGCGGGAGCCGGAGCCGGAGCCGGAGCCGCCACAGCCAGCGGGGCAACATGCCCGGCGAATGCGGTCGGGAGCGCCTCCGACGCTGGCTCCACCGCCGGAGCCTCGCTGCCTTCCGCCAGGATCGTCGCCACGGCGCGGCTATCCCGATGCGCGAGGATCGCGTCGGCCTGTGCGTCGGTGAGCGGCGCCAGCGGAGCGAACACGAACTTCGGATAGCTCTCTGCCGGATCGAAGCTGATCTTCGTGGCGAGCGCGTAGTAGGGATAGCCCAGGCCCTTCATCTTGTCGTCGTAGGCCGCCATGTCCCGCAGCGATGCAGCCGGCACGCGCAGGAGCATGGCACCGCCGAGACCCTCGTTGATGACGTCGGGGAACGGAACAATCGCCAGCCGCTTGCTGTCCGAGCAGCTCTTGCCCTGCTTACCCGCCGGGGTAATGCGCGAGCCCCACTGGTTCGCCGGACAGATCGCGCAGGCCGTACACTGCTTCTTGGTCGAGCCCGGAGCCGGCACGATGCCGTTGGTCGAGTAGCAATCCGGCGGGGCGGTCGAGCCTTCGACATAGCCGTTGACGTAGAAGATCTTCGAGACGTGAGCCGAGGCCTTCACGATGACGACGTCGATCGAGTTCATCGCGCCGTCGCCGTCGGGACGCATCAGCGTGGTGTCGGTGCCGCGGTACTTGGTGGTCCAGGCCTTGCCCTTATAGCCAAGGATGCCGAAGCCGGCCGCAATGCCGGCGCCCATGTCGTCGTCGCGGGGGACGTTGGCGAACCGGGACGATACCGCGCCGGGGGTGAAGCTCGGGGGGATGACGAGTGCGTTCATAGAAGAGTAGCTCCTGTTATGCGCGGCGGACGCCGACGACGTAGGTAGAGGAGAAGTTCACACCGGGCGGCGGTGCGGCGTTCCCCTTGATGAACTCCTCGACCGCAGTCGTGTTGGCTTTGCGGTCGAGCAGATCCCAGGCTTGATTGGCGATCACGTAGTCCATGAAGGCCTTGGCGTCGGCGAGCGACGCGGACTTCTTCTCGGTGCGGTAGACGGTCCCGCCGTCCGTGCTGGCGCTATTGACGCTGAGTGAGATCAGGTGGGCCAATAGAACAGAGTTGAGTTGCTCGAGGGTCTCTTTGGCCGGCTTCATTGCAACTTTATGCGCGTCGTCTTGTGCCTTGATCTTGTCGCGCAACGCTACATATTGGGCCACCCGCGTGTTGATGTCGGCCATGATATCCACCTCCTAAATCTCTGCCGTGAGTAGTGTGCCCGCCTCGAACATCTTGAGGAGGGCGTTCTGGACCTTCTGTTTCCCCTGCAACATCTTGTAGATTTTCTTCTCAACCGGCGTGCTTTGCAGGTGAAGCACCAGCTGCTTGTGTTTCTGACCGACGCGGCGAATACGATGGTTCGCTTGGTCGTAGGTCTCGAGCGACGTCACCGGCCCGAACCACACGATGACGTCGGCGGCGGTGAGCGTGATACCGTGCGCCAGGCACTGTGGGTGCGCGGCGAGGACTTTGTATTTGCCGGTGTTCTGGAACATGTTGAAGATCTGGCCGCGATCGCGCTCCGCCGTGTCGCCCGACACCGTCGCATGTTCGATACCTTCCGAGGTAAGCGCGTCCGAGATGCCCTGTAGCGCGTGCTTGAACGGCACGAATACCAGCACCTTGCGGTCGGTCGCCCTGATCGCGTCCATCAGCGCTTCGATGCGCTTGTTGTTGTCGAGCGGCACCACGCTCTTGTCCTTGGCGTAGACCCAGCCTGTCGAGACTTGCAGCAGCTTCATCATCACGGCGCCGGCGTTGGCCGCGGTGATCTCCTGCGTCTGGACCGCCGCATAGCACTGGTCCATCAGCGCCTTGTAGATCTTCGCTTGGTTCGGCCCCATGTCGACGTCAAGGAAGCGCTCGATCATCTCGGGCAGCTCCACCACGTCGTCCAGCGTGAACCTCACGCTCGGCTGGAGCGTGGCGTAGGCTTTGTCCACGGCGTCCGGCTTCGGGAACCACTTGAACGCGGTGACCTTGGTCATGAGATCTTCGCGGTACCGGCCGAAGAACTTCGGCACCCTTGAGGGTGTCACAATGCGCGCCTGCGCCCAGGCGTCGGTGGGCTCGTGCGGGATCGGCGACCCCGTCATGCCCCACACCCACTCCATCGAGTTGGCTAGGAGGCACATCTCCTTGGTGCGACCCGACGCGCCGCTCCTGAACACGGCCAGCTCGTCGATGCCCAAGACGTTGATGTCCTTGCGCGCCAGCAGCTCGGGCAGGATGACCTTGTGGCCATCGTGGTTGATGATGAAGATCTCGATCTCGGGATCGGCGAGCTTCTGAAGACGCTGCTTCTTCGAGCCGTGGAGCACCGCCGCCTTCCGATGCGGCAAGGTATTAAAAACCTCGCGCATCCAGGTGAAGTTCAGCGTGCTCAGGGGCGCCGAGATCAGGAGCTTGCCGCAGATGCCGTTACTTCGGAGGTAATCCCAGGCCCAGAGCAGCGCCTTGGTCTTGCCGGTGCCCATGCCGTTGAGCACATACGCGCGCTGCTCGAGCGTGAGCATGGCGCTGGTGGACTTCTGCGAGTTGAACGGCGAGCCGCCGGCCCAATCGTAGTGCGTCAGGATTGGGCTCGGGACCTCGTAGCCCATCTTCCGCAGGAGGAAAGTCTCCGTCGGCGCATGCGGCAGGAGTAGGTGATGTCCACCAGAGACGGAGATACTCGCCGCCGTCGGGAAAAGGTTGCGGATGTTCTCCGCGTACGGGACGCCGACCAGCTTGTGCTTAGGACTTACGACTACGGGTAGCATTTTGTTTGACCAGTTCGAGGTAGGCGGCGAGGGGGCCGCAGCCGTCGACGCTTGAGATGACGAACGTCATTCCACGAGCCGTGTTGATGTCCCAAATGATGTCTTCTTGCCGCGGCGTGGGTTCCTCGCCAGGGGCCTTCGTCTCGACGCCGATGAACTCGCCGTAGTGGCAGGCGAGATAGTCGATGGTCGATTTGCCGTACCCGTAGGGGACGCTCATAAACACGTAGGTCTCGGGGTATAGCGCGAAGATCTTGTTGACGGCCGCTTTGACCTTGCCCTCGGGCGTGTTGCCTTTGGCCACTACTGATCCAGTAGCATCAGCTGCGCGATCAGCTCGTCGCTCGGGAACCCCAACAGGTCACAGGCCAGCGGATAGCAGTTGCTGTCGTTGGCCAGGACCGTCACCACCACGCGCCAGATGTCGCCGTCCTTGTCGAGCATCGTGCTCACGACGTGCTTGAATTTCCGGCGCAGCGCCCGCTCATGCTTCTCCAGCAGTACCCGCGCCACCTCGTCCAGAATGTGCCTGTTGATGGCTTCCTTGCCGGCGCGGTGCTCGGCTTCAAGCTGGCTGGCCCTGCTCACGCCGACACCAGCATTGCCGTGGCGATCAACTCGTCGCTCGGAAACCCGTCCAGATCCTCCTGGGAGAGAAGCACCGGCGGCGCATCCTCGGGCATGAACTGCGTCAGCACCTGCCACCGCTGAGTCTCAGCGCCGTAGACCATGGTGAGTTTCAGCGGGGCGAACTTGCCGCAGTGCATCCGCAGCTTCATCTCGCCCTTGTCCATGACGTGGGCGCGCCAGTCGCTGGACCAGACGACATGCTCTTTATTCGCCATTGTGGGCGCAGACTGTGACCGGGCACCACCTCTTGCAGAGGCCGCCCGGCTTGGCGGGAAAATCCGAGTTAGTGACGGCATTGCTGAGCGCCTCGATCCGTGGCCACAAGTGCCGCCACATGGCGGGCATGTCGTTGCGGTGGAAGTCTTGCGTGGTCTCCGCGTCTTCCTTGAGCCACGCGAACATGCTGCGGACCTTCATGATCTCGGGATGGTGCGCGAACACGCACGCGGCCATCAGCGCGAGTTGTTGCGAGTCCTCGAGGATCTTGCCGGTCTTCCAGTCGACGATCAGCGCCACAGGCCCGACGATCTTGATGACGTCGCCAATGCCGCTGTACCAAGGGGCGCCCGTGCCGCGCTTCTCGGCATCGCTGAGAAACCAAGCCGTCGGACCAAAGTCCTTGTTGATCGCCAGCTGCTGCTCGGTGAGAAGCGTAATGCTCGGATGCGGCGAGCCGGCGAGCATCTTGAGCGCCCACGCCTCGAACCGCTCCATCCCCTTGGGAAAAGCCTCTCCCTTGGAGATCCGCAGGTGAAAGGCTTTGTGGACGCTGTTGCCCCAGGTCAGCGTCTCGCCCTCGGCTTCCTTGAAGTCCTTCTTGTGGTCGACGTGAAAACTTTTTTTGGGGCACGCCTCGAAGTTCTTCAGCTTCGAGTAGCTCCACCTGAACGGCGCCGGGCCGCCGCGGCGAACCGTAACAGGCTTACCGCCAAAGCCTTCGGATGGAGCGGGTGAGGGCGTTTGCATAGGGTGGGGATCTCCGGTGATCCGATGGTCTTATGGGTTATCGGTTGCGCGGGGGTCTAATCAGGAAAGTAAAAGCCGCAACGAAGTGACCAGCGCGTCGCTCGGGAAGAGATTGAGGTCGTCCTCGATCGTCAGCGCTGTGTCGTCGTGGATGATCCAGACCACGGCCTTCTCGTCGTTCAGCCTGGCGCAGCGCAGCTCGCGAAAAACTGCCTTGATAGTCTCGCCATCCCAACCCATGCGCGAGGCGATCATGGCCACCATGGCGTCGTGGTAGAAGCGGTTGGCGTTTATCGCCGGCGACATGCGACCGCCGCCAGCGGGATTGAAAACTGCCTGGCTGTTCGGCGGCGGCAATCCAAGGGATGCAGGGGCTCGGCCTTTGGCGTACTTCCAGGCGTCTTGCGCGTGGTAGTTCTCCAGGCCCTCCATCGAGTCCAGAAAGGCCTTGGTGAGGGGGAAGTCGTTGTCCATCAGGCTTTACCTCCCGCAGTAACCAGCGTGACTTCGACGCCGGCCTCCTTGAACATTCGCGTGGCCGCCTTGAAGTCTTCGGCCCAGTCGGGGTGCGGGTCCTTCGCCATGTTGGCGACGACGCGCTTGATGCCGCTCTGCACGATGATGCCGGCGCAGGTGGCGCACGGATGCAGCGGCGTCAGATACAGCGTGCAGTCGTCAAGTCGCTCGCGCGAGGTGAGGATCGCGTTGACCTCGGCATGGACAGTGCGCTTGAGCTTGGTGGCGCGGTCGTTGAGCAGCTGGTGGTAGTCGTCGGTGCCGCGCGGGAAGCCGTTGTAGCCGACGCTGACCACGGTCCGGTCCGGTCGCACGATCACGGTGCCGACTTGCGTCGACGGGTCCTTTGAGGCGGAGGCGACGTACCGCGCCATCCCCAGAAAGAAGTTGTCCCAGAAGCCGGGTGCGCGTTCGGCGGATGAAAAATGTTCCATAATCTGGCCCTCGGGGTGGAAAAAACCCGGCGGGAATTACCCCGCCGGGTAAGTCTGAGTTTGGGTAGGCTGAACGGATGTCCACTTCCGGGTTACTGGCCCGATAGTCCCTGCGCTCCGTCTTACGACGCAGATTTCTTACGCGACCTCGTCGAGGCCGGCGTCGATGTCGGCGATGTCGTTGATGTCGTTGATGTCGTTGATGTCTTTGATGTCTTCGATCCCGCTGATCTCGCTGATCTCGCTTTCGCCGGCGGCCACGTCTTCAACGGTACCCGCGATCATCAGCTTGATTTTGGCTTTGTCGGCCGGCTCGATCCAGTAGCCGACGTTGC